TGGTCGCATCCTGACTTTCCACAACCTACAAAGGAACAGTTAGATGCCATTAAATAAAGACCGCCTACATCAACTTTTTGATTACAAAGACGGCAACTTTTATTGGAAGTTAGATAAAGGTCGTGCTAAAAAAGGCGATAAAGCTAATCGATTAACTGATGGTCGATATGAACAAATTAAATTTGACCAAGAGTTACATTGGTTTCATCGTGCCGTATTTATGTATCACTATGGATATTTGCCACAAACCATCGACCATGCTAACGGAAACAAATTAGATAATCGTATAGAAAATTTGCGACCAGCAAGTTATTCTCAAAATAATACAAACATTGGATTGCGTACAAATAATAAATCAGGCATAAAAAATGTATCTTGGAATAGATTTAGAAATGCTTGGCGAGTATGCGTACAAAATAAACAGATTAGAATTAAATATCAAAAAGATTTTAAAGACCTAGAACTAGCGGAGTTAGTAGCTATGGAAGCAAGAGATAAATTTCACGGCAAATACGCCAATCATGGATATAAGGAGCAATCATGCCACCAGTAACTATTGACGGCTCAAACGGAATAACAACTCCCATGTACAACGGGAGTATTACTGCTAATGCGGTAACTCCATCCGTTAATATGAAGAACAGAATCATCAATGGTGCGATGACTATTGACCAGCGTAATGCTGGTGCTAGTGTTACTCCTACAACAAGTGGCTCATACACACTTGATAGATGGCAAGTAAGTTTATCTCAAGCTAGTAAGTTTAGTGTCCAACAAGATGCTGGTGCGGTAACACCACCAGTAGGATTTACTGATTATCTTGGTGTAACTTCTTTGTCTGCTTATACAGTAGGTGCTTCTGAACGATTCCTTATTAACCAACAAATTGAAGGCTACAATGTTGCCGATTTAGGTTGGGGTACTGCCAACGCTAAAACAGTAACTTTATCGTTTTGGGTTCGTAGTTCATTAACAGGAACTTTTGGCGGTGCAATTAGTAACAGCGATGGAACAAGAAGTTACCCTTACAGCTACACAATTTCTAGTGCAAATACTTGGGAACAGAAATCAATTACCATTACTGGCGATACAACTGGTACTTGGCTTACAACTAATGGTTCAGGAATTATTTTAAGATTTAGTTTAGGAACAGGTTCATCATTAAGCGGAACTGCTGGCTCTTGGGCGGCTGGTAACTTAACATCAGCCACAGGTGCTGTATCCGTAGTCGGCACAAACGGAGCAACTTTCTACATTACTGGCGTGCAATTAGAGGTAGGCTCTACAGCTACTAGCTTTGATTACAGACCTATTGGAACTGAATTAGCTTTGTGTCAGAGGTATTTTCAGGGAACAACAAACCCTAATGATGGAAATAATTATTACTATGGTTCAGGTTCAAATTTAACTACTAGCATTGCTTATATTACTTATCCATTTTTAGTTTCTATGAGAGCAAGCCCAACTTTGACTAGTTCAGGAACTTTTTACATTAGGGGTGGTGGTAATAGTGAATTAGTAACAGCAGTTTCTTTAGTTACAGCAACAACTACTACTGCTGGAGTAAGTTTTACTGTTGGTGGTGCAACGCTAACTCAAGGTTATGGGGTTTTAGCTAGAAGTGGTGGTTCTACTGCAAACACATTATTTTTCTCTGCGGAGTTATAAATGTATAAATTATTAAAAAGCGAAGATAAAGTTTGTGCAATTTTGCGTTTATCAGACAATGCTTCTATTCCTATTGCACCTGACAACACAGACTACCAAACCTTTAAAAAAGAAGTCTTAGCTGGTGCAGAACTGCAAGATGCCGATGGGAATGTGATGACGGATGCTAAAGACTATGTAAGGACATTGCCGTGACAGAAGCAGAATTAAAACTCCTAAGCCACGAAGAAGTCTGTAAAGTTAGATATGAACAGATACACGCTAGACTAAAGAGACTAGAACAGATTCTCCTCGGTACTGCTGGTTTTATCATTATAACATTATTGACTCTAGTGCTTAAATGAGAGAAATATCTGTTGGTAAAAATCTTACCGCTAATACCTTAACAACGCTATATACGGTACCGAAGCAACACACTGCTCGGTTTTATACTTTGTATGCCTACAACACAGGAGGTTCTACAAAACATTTTAGTGCTTGGTGGTATGATAAAAGTCAAAATACTGAGATTGTTATTTTATTAGAATACAATTTATCATCTAAGACATATCTGCAGTTAGACGGTTCATCATATGTATTCTTTGAAGAAGGCGATGAACTAAGAGTAAAGTCTGAAACTGGTTCTTCAGTAAGCTGTATTGCTACTTTTGAGCAGGAATATAAAACAACAACACAACATGGATTTTAAGGAGATATAATGCCACTCGCTAAAGGTAAGTCACAGAAGACAATCAGTAAGAATATCTCTAAACTGGTTAAAGAAGGAAGACCTCAGAAGCAAGCTGTCGCAATCGCATTATCAACCGCTAAAGTAGCTAAACCTAATAAAAGGAAATAATATGCCAATGGTCGGAGAAAAGAAGTTCCCTTACACTGCTAAAGGTAAGAAAGAAGCAAAGACATACGCTAAGAAGACTGGTGCTAAAGTAAGCACTGCCCCAAAGGCTAAACCTATGAAGAAGATGGGAGCAATGCGTGGCTACTAAGAAGGGCTTGTATTACAACATCGCCCAAAAGCGTAAGCGTATTGCTGCTGGCTCAGGCGAGAAAATGAGAAAAGTAGGCAGCAAAGGCGCTCCTACCGCTAAAGCCTTTATAGAGTCAGCTAAAACAGCTAAAAAGAAGAAATAATGCCTAAGAAGGAATACCAGAATCCTGAAGGTGGTTTAAACGCCAAAGGAAGGGCTTATTTCAAGCGAACTGAAGGAGCTAATCTCAAACCTCCAGTTTCGGCTAAAGCGGCTGCAAAGTCCCCTAAAGCAGCCAAACGGCGTAAGTCTTTCTGTGCAAGGATGGGCGGTGTTAAAGGTCCAATGAAGGACGAAAAAGGTAGACCAACAAGAAAAGCATTAGCACTAAAGAAATGGGATTGCTAAATGGCAACTACAACATATTTACAAGCAGTCAATAGCGTTCTCCGTCGCTTACGAGAGGACGAAGTATCGACTGTAAATGAAACCGACTACAGTAAGATGATAGGCGAATTAGTCAATGATGCTAAATCGTCTGTCGAAGCTGCTTATGGCTGGAATGCTCTTTCTGAGACATTGACAGCAACTACAACAACAGATATATTTAGTTATGTGCTAACAGGCTCTGGTGTGCGGTTTAAGGTCTTAAATGTCATTAATGACACATCTAATACTTTTTTACGATTAGCACCAATATCGTACATGACACAGCAGTTTCTGCCTACAAGTCCACAAAAAGGTTCTCCGCAGTACTATAACTTTAACGGACAAGATTCTAACGGTGACACCTTAGTTGATTTGTTTCCGATTCCAGATACTGCCTACACAATTCGATTTAATGTAATATTACCACAACCAACTCTAACTTCTGACAATACCATTATCAAAGTTCCTGCTGATGTGGTAATTCTAAATGCTTATGCTAGAGCAGTTGTTGAGCGTGGCGAAGACGGCGGTTTACAGTCTTCAGAAGCCTATGCTTTAGCTCGTAACTTAATGGCTGATTATATTGCCCTTGAGTCCAATCGTTATATTGAAGATACTAACTGGGTTCCAAGTTGAGCAAGCAAATTGTTACATCTTCTATATCAGCACCGGGCTTTGCAGGACTAAATCTTCAGGATGCTCCCACCTCATTAGAGGCTGGTTTTGCATTAGAAGCAAACAACTGCATTATTGATAAATTTGGTCGTATTGGTGCTAGAAAAGGCTGGACAACATACCTCCCTTCTAATGCTGATTTAAGCACTGCAGCGGTTAAAACCATTGCACAGATGCTATCGCCAACAACTAACAACAATCAATTGTTTGCGGCTGGTAATAACAAGTTATTTCTGTCTACTGGTAGTGCCTTAACACAGAAGTTAGTGCGCAATAGTGGCGATACTGCCAATGCCACCTATACCATTAATGACAGTCATTGGCAAGTAGCATCTTTACCAGATGTGACAAATGCTAGAGCAAGAGCTATCATTACTCAAGCAGACCACAAAGCACTGTATTTTAGTTATTCCTCAGTAACGAGTTCTTATGTGTTTAAGATACTTGCCGATGTAGCAACATTGCCTGTGAACCCAATTGCACACACAAGCAGTACTTTTACACCTAATTGTGCATTAGCAGCATACGGCAGAATCTGGGTTGCAGACATTGCTGGAGATAGACAAACTGTTTACTTTAGTGATTTAACTAACCCACTGAACTTCCAAACAGGAACTGCTGGTTCGTTAAATATTGCTGAAGTAGTTGGCGATGGAGACCCCATTGTAGCATTAGCGTCTCACAATGGTTTCTTGATTATATTCTGTCAGAACCGTGTAGTAGTGTACAGTTCAGCGCAAGACCCTGCTAATATGTTCTTAGCTGATGTGGTAAATGGTATTGGCTGTGTAGCTAGAGATTCGGTACAGAATACAGGCACTGATGTTGTCTTTTTATCAGCAACTGGTGTTAGAAGTTTTACACGAACCATTCAAGAGAAATCCATGCCAATGCGGGATATTTCTAAGAATGTTCGAGATACTTTATTAAATAGTTTAACAAATACTTCAGATTTAAAAACCATTAAGTCTGGATACTCAAGCATAGAAGCTGCTTATGTATTGTCTTTTTCGGAAGATGACATCGCTTACTGTTTTGATATGAGAGGAGCATTACCTGATGCGTCTGCTAGAACTACAACTTGGACTACTATCACACCTACAGCGTTCTGCACAACTGCAAACAGAGAATTTCTTATCGGGAAAGCGGGATATATTGGGTTGTATGGTGGACACAGCGATAACGGCAGTTCTTACCGCATGGTGTATTATTCCAGCTATTTCGACTTCCAACAACCAACTTTATCCAAAATACTAAAGAAAGTTGAGATGTTAGTCTTGGGCGCACAGAATCAAGACATAACCATGAAATGGGATTTTGATTTTAAGAAAGCATATCAGTCTGCAACTATTACTGTAGACCCAACAAGTATTGCAGAATATGGTATTGGACAGTATAATATAGATAACTATTCTGGTACAATTATTATCTTTAATTTGAATTTAAATGCCGGCGGAACAGGTAAAGTTTTACAGTTAGGATTTGAAACAGATATTGATGACAACGCTGTCTCAATTCAGAAAATAGACTGTTTTGTTAAATCAGGGAAAACATTATGAGCAACTACACAAAAGCCACAGACTTTGCTGCTAAAGACTCTTTGCCATCTGGCAATGCAAATAAGATTGTTCGTGGAACAGAGATTAACACCGAGTTTGCTGCGCTTCAAACTGCAGTAAACAGTAAAGCTGATTTAGCATCTCCTACATTTACAGGCACACTTACTGCTGTGACATTAGCCGTTACAGGTAATGAAACTGTTGCTGGAACACTTACTGTGACTGGTGCTTTAGAAGCTGCTTCAGTTGATGGCGGGACATTCTAATCATGGCACAGATTATCGACAAACAGATGTCTGCTACGGAGATTATCCGTAAAGACTTAGAGCGTGGTGGTTTTACCAAAGAAGAAGACAAGTTCTTAAAAGGTTTAGCCTTGCTGATTCAACAGAATAAAGCAGTAGTTGTTAGACACAACAATACTGTGTTTGTCGGTATTCGTAAAGAACCGGGTGTATTAGAAGTGCATATGTATACAGTAGACACTCCTAATATGCTTCTTGGTGCAATGAAGGTTGGTATTGATGCAGTCAAGAAAGCTGGTATTAAGAAACTAGTGTCTGAAACTGATAACTATAAGTTAATAACAATGATGCAAAATATGGGATTACCTGTACAAGTTAATAAAAAAGGTAAGTCGTTTGCATGGTCACTGGAGATTAAATAATGGGTGGCGGAGGCGGATTTGTATCAGCGATAACAGACCCTATTTCATCAGCGCTAGGCACTGATGGAGGTGGTGGTGGTCTATTAGGCGCTGTAGAAGATGTTGGCGGATTCATTGGCGATGCTGGTGAAGTTATTGATAAGAATGTTTTACAGCCAGCATTGCAAGACCCAGCAGGCACTGTAGTTAAGATTGCAGCTATTGCTGCTGCTCCGGCTACTGGCGGAACATCATTGTATGCTATCCCAGCCTATACAGCCACTAAAGCAATTGCCGCTGGTGTACCAATTGAAGATGTAGCCAAGATGACAGCTATCTCTGCAGCAGCGACTGCCGCTGGTGTAAGCGTTGCTGATTATGTCGGAACTCTTGCTGAGTTTGGCACTGAAATCGGTTCACAACAAACAGCGATGTTAGCGGCTCAGAATGCTGGTATTGGCACAGGTGGTGCATTATCAACTGCAGCAGGACAGATTGCTGGTGGAGCTGTTTCAGGCGCTATTGGCGCTGGTGCT